AGACAAAGTTGCATATCAATCTAACAGACGTTACATGGTATGGACTGCACTAGGCACAATGCTTATTGCTACTACTGCTGTGCTAATATGGCCTACTAGGTTTGCAGAGGCTGACAGTATTCTTATGATGATGTACGGTTCATTGTCTGCACTTGTTGGTGCATATTTTGGTTTTGCAATGCCAAAGAAAAAATAGATGAAGTATAATTCAAGTAAATTAATGGATATGCTAGTGGTAGATGAAGGTATGGAACTACAAGTATATAAAGATAGTCTTGGTATAGATACAATCGGAGTTGGGCGTAACTTAGAGCATAGAGGTTTAACAGAGGAAGAACTTCAACATTTAGGTTATGAAACATTACAAGATGTATATGATAAAGGTTTAACCTTGTATGGATCTAGATACTTATTAAGAAACGATGTTACAATAGCTGAATTAGAATTATGCAAAGCTCATCCATGCGTTAAAAGTTTAAATGCAGAAAGACAGATGGTATGTATAAATATGGCATTTAATTTAGGCATGCCACGTTTAAATAAATTTAAAAAGATGTGGGCAGCTATACATGATGGTGATTATGAAACTGCTTCTATAGAAATGTTAGACTCTAAATGGGCAGATCAAGTAAAGGGTAGAGCAGTAAGATTAAGTAACATAATGAAAACAGGAAAACTAGATGGCTAGACAATACACAGAGAATCAGTTAAAGTTTCTAGAGGTGCTATTTGATGAAGCAAATGGTGATGTAGCAACTGCAAAGAAACTAGCTGGATATGCAGAGGGATCTTCTACAACTAATATAGTTAAGAGTTTAAAGGAAGAGATACTGGAAGCTACACAACAATACATGGCACGTAATGCACCTAGAGCTGCTGTAGCTATGGCAGATGCACTGCTAGATCCAACAGAGCTAGGTCTACGAGATAAGATGTCAGCAGCTAAAGAGTTACTAGATCGTACAGGTTTGGTGAAGACAGAGAAGATGCAGGTAGAGGCAACAGGTGGTGTGATGCTAATGCCACCTAAAGCAAAAGCAGAAGACGATGATGACTGATGAACAGAAGTTTAGGCAAATGGAAACTACCACAACCAACAGACATGAAGGAAGAAAATGAGTGGCTACCTGTACCACGTATTGCTAGAACAGTACCGTTCGGATATAAAGTCGATCCAGAAGATGAGGATTTGCTCTTGCCAATTAAAGAAGAGTTGGACCATCTGGAGAAAGCTAAAATGTATCTTAGACAGTACTCGTTGCGTGAAGTTGCAGCATGGCTAAGTAAGAATACAGGAAGGTACATATCACATCTTGGATTACAGAAAAGAATAAAGCATGAGCGACAGCGTAAGGACAAAGCTAGAAGCCTCCGCAAATGGGCAGAGTATGCGGAAAAGGCGATCAAAAAGGCAGAAGAAATCGAAACCAGCAGAGTCGGTGCAAAAAGAATTGGCCCCTCAGAGGCTGGAGTATGACACTACAGAATTAGAGCGAGAGCTTAATGTAGTATTTAAACCAAACGAAGGACCACAGACAGAGTTCTTAGCTGCACCAGAACGAGAGGTATTGTACGGTGGCAGTGCTGGAGGTGGTAAAAGCTACGCAATGTTAGCTGATCCTACTAGATACTTTGACCATCCATCTTTTAGTGGATTGTTACTGCGACATACAACAGAGGAGTTAAGAGAACTTATATCTAAGTCGCAGGAGTTATACCCAAAAGTATGTCCCGGTATAAAATGGTCAGAGAGAAAAATGCAGTGGACCGCACCATCTGGAGCAAAACTTTGGATGTCATATCTAGATAGAGATGATGACGTAATGCGCTATCAGGGTCTAGCATTTAGCTGGATAGGTTTTGATGAGCTAACGCAATGGTCTACACCTTTCGCATGGAACTATATGCGATCTCGTCTACGTTCCACTGCACCAGAACTAGGTGTATACATGAGGGCTACAACAAACCCCGGAGGACCGGGACATCAGTGGGTCAAGAAAATGTTTATTGATCCTGCTCCATATAATAAGAGTTTTCCAGCTACGGATATAGAAACAGGTGAAACATTAAAGTATCCAGCAGGACATGCAAAAGCAGGTAAGGCATTATTTAGAAGAAAGTTTATACCAGCTAGGTTAGCAGATAACCCATACCTAGCTGATACAGGTGACTACGAGGCAATGCTACTATCGTTGCCTGAACATCAAAGAAAACAATTGCTAGAGGGTGATTGGGATATAAAAGAAGGTGCAGCATTTACAGAGTTTAACAGAAGTATACATGTAGTTGAGCCTTTTGATATACCAAATAATTGGGTTAAGTTTAGGGCATGTGACTATGGCTATGGTTCTTATAGTGGTGTACTTTGGTTTGCTGTTGCACCAAATGAGCAGATAATAGTATATCGAGAGTTGTACGTATCAAAAGTTCTAGCTGTTGATTTAGCAGAGATGGTACTAGAACTAGAAGAAGGTGACGGTAATATAAAGTATGGTGTGCTGGACAGTTCTCTCTGGCACAAACGAGGTGACACAGGACCATCACTTGCAGAGCAGATGATACAAAGAGGATGCAGGTGGAGACCATCAGACAGAAGTAAAGGTAGTAGGGTATCAGGTAAGAACGAGATACACAGAAGATTACAGGTAGATGAGTTTACAGAAGAACCTAGATTAGTATTCTTTTCAGGATGTACGAATCTAATATCACAACTACCTGCATTACCGATAGACAAACGCAATCCTGAAGATATAGATACACATGCAGAAGACCACTTGTATGATGCATTACGGTATGGTATAATGTCAAGACCAAGGTTTAACTTGTTTGATTACGATCCAAGTAGAAAACCACCTAGCCAGATGCAAGTAGCAGATGCAGTCTTCGGATATTAAGGAAAATGTAATGACAGATGATTTTATTATGGAAGAAGATGCTATTCATCTTGAAGATGCAGAAGAGGCTATGGATGAAGGTATATCTAATTTAATACCATATATTAATGAAAGATATAAAAGAGCAGAAGACTATAGGTATCAAGATGAGGAGCGTTGGATAAAAGCATATCGTAATTACAGAGGACTGTACGGTTCTGATGTGCAGTTTACAGAATCAGAAAGATCTAGAGTATTCATAAAGATAACAAAGACAAAAACCCTAGCAGCATACGGACAGATAGTTGATGTACTATTCGCTAATCAAAAGTTTCCACTAAGTATAGATCCAACACAACTACCTGACGGTGTAGCAGGTGATGTTCACTTTGACCCTAAAGAAACAGAAGAAGTAACTAGTATACTAAACAGTCCTTATGGATTTGCTGGAGACGGTAACGATTTAGAACCGGGAGCTACACAACAGTCTTTGATGGAAAGACTAGGCGAATATCAAAATAAATTAGGAGGTTTAGAAGGCGTTAGAGAAGGTGTGGGTCAGACAGGCTCTGCAATTACAGTTAGCCCTGCATTGGTTGCAGCAAAACGAATGCAGAAAAAAATACACGATCAGTTAGAAGAATCAGGTGCAAGTAAACATTTAAGAAGCACAGCATTTGAGATGTCCCTGTTTGGCACAGGTGTAATGAAAGGACCATTTGCTGTTGACAAAGAATATCCTAACTGGAATGAAGACGGTGAATATGACCCTATGTTTAAGACAGTGCCACAGGTATCACATGTATCTGTGTGGAACTTTTATCCAGATCCAGATGCTAACAATATGGATGAAGCACAGTATGTGATAGAGAGACATAAGATGTCAAGATCACAACTACGTGCTCTTAAGAAGCGTCCGTACTTTAGAGACAGTGTGATTGAAGAAGTGATAGCAGAAGGTGAAAACTACACTAAACTGTATTGGGAGGACGATCTATCAGATTATGCACCAGAGCATGACATAGATCGTTTTGAGGTTATGGAGTATTGGGGTACTGTAGATACAGATCTACTAGAAGAACAAGAGATTGATATACCACAAGATCTAAAAGACCTAGATGAGTTACAGGCAAACATATGGGTATGTAACGGTAGATTATTACGTGTAGTGCTTAATCCGTTTAAACCAGCACGTATACCATACGTTGCAGCACCCTATGAACTTAATCCATACAGCTTCTTTGGTGTTGGTATTGCAGAGAACATGGACGATACACAGACACTAATGAATGGCTTTATGCGTATGGCAGTAGACAATGCTGTGCTTTCAGGTAACTTACTTATAGAGGTAGACGAAACAAACTTAGTACCCGGACAGGATCTTACGGTTTATCCGGGTAAGGTGTTTAGAAGACAGGGTGGTGCACCGGGACAGGCATTGTTTGGTACAAAGTATCCAAATGTTTCTAGTGAGAACATGATGATGTTTGATAAAGCTAGACAGCTTTCAGATGAGAGCACAGGCTTTCCATCTTTTGCACATGGACAGACAGGTATAGCAGGTGTAGGTAGAACTGCATCAGGCATATCTATGTTGATGGGTGCAGCAGCAGGTGGCATCAAGACAGTAATTAAAAACGTAGATGACTATCTACTAAAACCGTTGGGAGAAGGACTATTTCAGTTTAATATGCAGTTTGACTTTGATCCATCAATCAAAGGAGATCTTGAAGTAGTAGCACGTGGGACAGAAAGTTTGATGGCTAATGAAGTGCGTAGTCAAAGATTGATGCAATTTTTAAGTGTTACATCTAATCCAGCACTTGCACCGTTTGCTAAGTTTAATTATATCATTCGTGAGATTGCAAAGTCTCTTGATCTTGATCCAGATAAAGTTACAAACAACATGGATGAAGCATCTATACAGGCTGAGATAATGAAAACTTTTGGACCAGAACAGCCACCACAACAAGCTGGAACACCTCCACCTCCCGGCACTAATCCAATGGACACAGCAGGAACAGGAGGAGGAACAATTGGAACAGGACAAGCACCAACACCGGGTGAGCAAGGGTTCAGTGGACCACAACAAGGAGCTGCTCCAGAAGCTCAAGCCACTGGTCAGCAACAACCGCCAATGGCAACACTTCAGTAATTATATAGATATGTTACTAGAACGAGAGATGAAAGTTTTAGAACAGTCAAATGACATGGTAGCAATACACAGAGCGCAGGGTGCTCTTACAGCCTACAGTAGAATTAAACGGTTAAGGGATCATGTAAATGCAACAGATGGAAATGTTTGATTTAGGTGGACTAAAAGATGAGGGGGGTACAAAAGATCCTGTGTCAGGAAATGATGTACCCACTGGTTCTCTTAAAGAAGAAGTTAGAGATGACATAGATGCAAAGCTAAGTCCGGGAGAGTTTGTGTTTCCTGCTGACGTTGTACGTTTTATTGGCTTACAAAAACTTATGCAGATACGTGATAAGGCAAAAGCTGGACTACAACGTATGGAAGATATGGGTCAGATGGGTAACTCTGACGAAGCTATATTAGATGAAGATGTACCTTTTGAACCATCTGATCTGATTATTGTTGGTGGCACTATGACTGACGAGAAAGATGATGACAAAAAGATGAACGTAGGTGGTGTTGTAGAGTCTACAAACGAAGCACTATTTCAGAAGCGTTACTTTGATCCAGACAATCCATCAGACACACGTTTAATAGCTGTATTTAATGATGTACCTGTAACACCTATACCTCAAGGTTTTATAGAGGACACCCCTGAAAACAGACAAAATGCAGAGCAAAGAAAGACAGAAGAATCTACATCAGCTATGTTACAGAAGATGGCTAAAGGTGGTATGCCAGTTAAATTACAAACTGGTGGTGATCTAAGTGACTTTGCTAATGTTCCTGCTTCAGGCAGGTTTGAGCAACTTGTAGGACAACCTCAGTTTGGTTATGAGGTAAAAGAATTTAGAAATGCACAGGGTAATCAATTATTCATACCTTTCTTTAGAGGTGTGCCATCATATCAGCCACCACCGGGATACACTGAAGTAACACCAGAGCAACAACAAGAAGCAGGAGCACAACCTGAAAAACCAGCAGAAACAAGTACAATAAAAAAAGATAGGTCTAGTATGGACCCTGATGTAAGTGGTAAAGGTTTTAGTGAGATGTCACCTCTTGAGCAAGCACAGTATGGTCAGAGTATATCTACTGGTTTTGGTAAAGTAGCATCAGATATTGTTGGAACTGCAATGACTCTAGGAGAGATGATGCTTGGACCAGATATAGCTACAAAAGCTGCTGCAAAAGCATTTGGTGTGGAGTTACCTGATTTTAGCTTTGGTAAAAAGCAAGATGATAAAGATGCGAAAGCAATGGCAGCTAAAATGGCAAATAATCCAGCTGCATTTGCTCAAGAAATGGCAGCATACGATGCAAAAATGGACACAGCTATTTCTAATGCAGAAAAATCTTTAGGTGCTACATATGGTGCTGATGTAGCAAAAGCAACTGTATCAAGAGCCGCAGGGGTTACAAAAGCTCAGGTTATAGCACATGCAGGTAATGTATCGTCAGGTAACGCACCACCGGGATCTACTGCTAATGCATTTGGTGGATACAGCACTGGTGTAAAAGGTTTTGACACTAATAGAGATGATGATGTAGTTAGCCCTGACGCTAAAGATGTATCAGATAGAGCAAAAAGTCTTGGTATAGATCTTGCTAGTCTATTAGGACAAGATGTCGTTACAAATATTAGCTATGGATTTAAAAGTGATATTGACAGAGCTAACCAAGAATTAGATAAAGTAGAGAGAGAAGTAAAAGGAGTAGGCCAAGAGCTAGATATTGGTATAGCTACTGATACACAGCTAGGAGTAGGTGCAGAGCTAGATATTGGTGCTGACCCACCAGAGGCATCTACACAAGAATCTGTATCTCAACAACAGCAGTCTGATCAAGCAGGTGGAGTAGCAGGACAGGATGATGCCCCTGATGCCCCTGACCCTGAAACCGCAGCTGCTGAAGAAGGTGCCTTTGGAGGTGTAGAAGGAAATGTAGGTGGTTTTATACCTAAAAGAAAAAAACAAAAGAAAAATAAGAAGCGTGGTGGTTTAGCTTCAAGATAACAAACCACATGTGTTGGCTACCTATGCCCCTAATAAGGCTACCATAGCCCCAACGAAAGGAAATATAAAATGTCAGACGTAACACAAGTAGAAGTAGAACCTCAGAAAACAGCGTTTATATCTAGGCCATACTCAAGAGAAGAAAAGTTAAAACAGGAAGAGGAAGAACTGCAAGAGTTAATCGAAGGACAAAAGCAAGATGCCTCATCAGAAGAAGTAGAAGAAGAACCTACGAATGCAGAAGAAAGAACTTTTAAGAAAAGGTATTCTGATCTACGTAGGCATCAGCAAAAACAAACAGACGAATTAAAAGCAGAGATAAATAATCTTAAAGCACAACTAGAGCAGTCAACCAAGAAGCAAATACAACTTCCTAAGTCTGACGAAGATATAGAAACATGGGCTAAAGAGTATCCTGATGTTGCAGGTATAGTAGAAACAATAGCTATTAAGAAAGCTGCTGAACAACAGGCTAGTTTAGAAGAGAAAGTAAAAGCCCTAGATGATATGCAACAATCGGTACATAAACAACGTGCAGAAACAGAGTTGTTGCAGTTTCATCCTGACTTTGAAGAGATAAGAAACGATGATGATTTTCATACATGGGCAGAAGAACAGCCACAATGGGTACAGAATGCTCTGTATGAGAATGACAATGACGCACGTTCTGCTGCTAGAGCTATTGACTTATACAAAGCAGACAGAAACATAACTGCAAAGAAAACATCATCTAAAGATGCAGCAAAGTCTGTATCTACTAAAGGTAAAAGAAGTAAACCTGCCAGTGACGATAGTGGCAACTCATATAAAGAATCTGATGTACAACGTATGTCTGCAAGAGAATATGAGAAGCATTCAGATGACATAATGGAAGCTATACGTAACGGTAAGTTTATTTATGACGTATCTGGTTCAGCACGATAAAAGGTGTTGACAAACAGATAATTGTGCATATAACTATGCATAATTAGTAGTAATGTGGCCCTTTTCAAAAGACTACCCACAGATACTACACCAAACTTCTAAGATACCCGAATAAGAAGAGCCTATATGTAGTTGGCCTTACATATACTACCTCTTTAGTAATCGGCCCTTAAAGTAGATAACATAGCGTATATGTTTTGATACGCATTGGGATGTCGTATAAGGAGAAAATAAAATGGCATTTTCAACCGCTACAGGCTACGGCAACCTGCCTAATGGTAATTTTTCACCAATTATCTACTCTAAGCAGGTACAAGTAGCTTTTCGTAAGGCTTCAATTGTTGAAGCTATTACTAATAGCGATTACTTTGGTGAGATCGCCAACATGGGCGATAGCGTTAAAGTGATCAAAGAACCTGAGATCACGGTCAAAGAGTATGCACGTGGTACTACAATTACTCCACAAGATCTGGATGACGAAGAGTTCTCACTAACCATTGACAAAGCAAACTATTTTGCATTTAAAGTTGATGACATTGAAGAAGCTCATTCGCACATTAACTTCCAGCAACTTGCAAGTGATCGTGCAGCTTACAGACTATCTGATCAGTATGACCAAGACGTACTTGGTTATCTCTCTGGTTTCAAACAGTCAGCACTACACGGTGCTCCTAATGCTGTAAACACTACAGTTAACGGTGCAAAAGCAGTATCAACTGCTGGTTCTGATGAACTACTGTCTTCCATGAAAATAGTGGCAGACTCTTTTGGTGGTTCCTCCAGTAACGCAATTGGTATTCAAGCACGTGCAGGTGGTGCAACTTCTGCTACTCCCGGTTCTGGTAATGCAAACCCACTACAAATAGTGGCACGTATGGCTAGACTGTTGGATCAGCAAAATGTTGACACTAACAACCGTTGGCTTGTTGTTGACCCAGTTTTTATTGAAGTACTAAAAGACGAAGACTCTCGTCTTCTAAATAGCGACTTCGGTGGAACTGGATTACAAAATGGTTTAGTCTTGAACAATCTTCATGGCTTCAAGGTGTATATGTCCAACAACCTACCTTCTGTAGGAACAGGACCATCAACCACTGGTGGCACAAACGCCAGTAACTTTGGTGTGATTGTAGCTGGTCATTCATCTGCTGTGGCAACTGCTGAACAGATTAACAAGACCGAAACCTATCGTGATCCTGATAGCTTCGCTGACATTGTTCGGGGAATGCATTTGTATGGGCGTAAGATACTTCGACCAGAAGCTATCTCAACTGCTCGTTATTGCTTAGTATAAGGGAGACTGAATAATGGCTACAGTTACAACATTATCTTCGTCAGCTAGAGGCAATAGCCCTAGAGGAAGAACCCCTTATCTTGTGCAAAATAGTATCGACTTCGGCGCTGCTGCTACCGCTAAAGGCACAGCACTAGCTGCTGCTGATATTATTGAAGCAATCACAGTTCCTGCTAATACCATGATTCTAGATGCTGGTTTTGAAGTAACAACAGTTCATGCTGGTACTTCTACTGACTGTGCATTAGATTTAGGTGTAACAGGCACTGACGTTGACGCATACGTTGATGGCTTTGACTTCGACGCTGCATCAGCAGGTGCTTACAGTGTGGGTGCAGGTAATGGTCCCATCACTATCGGTGCAACTGCTGATACGCTTGACGTATTGATTCAGGCACAAACTGGAACTACAACGGCTGGTGTTATCCGTGTCTTTGCATTATTGCTAGATGTTGATGACATAGGCACAGTAGGTGCAGATGAAGTGGATCGTGATACACTCGCGTAACACATGTGAAAGGGGTGGGATAAACCTGCCCCTTTCTACTTAGGGATATATTATGGCTACAACATTTTTAACATTAGTAAATGATGTAAATAAAAGGCTGAACGAGGTGGAGCTTACTAGCTCTAACTTTGCTTCAGCTACAGGTTTTTATGCACATGCAAAAGATGCAGTTAACTCAGGCATACGTTATATAAATGAAAGTGAATATGAGTGGCCTTTTAATCATTCAGAAAAAGAACAAACATTAGTTGCTGGTACTACACGTTATGCGTTTCCAACAGATGCAAAGTTAATTGACTTTGAATCATTTAGGATTAAAGAGAGTGCTACATTAGGAAATGACACTCAAAAATTAGCATTGATAACTTATGAAGAATATTTAGAAAAGTTTGTAGATCAAGAATATGCAGCTAATCAGCAACGTGCATTACCACGTTTTGTTTTTCATGGGCCTGATTTAAAATATGGTGTAGTAGAAGCTCCTGATCAGGCATACACATTAGTTTTTGATTACTATGTGTTTCAAGATGATTTATCTGCACATGGTGACACAATGGTAATACCAGATAGATTTAAACATGTTGTCGTAGATTCTGCTATGTTTTACGCTTTGATGTTTAGAGGTAATACACAGGATGCAGTTATATTAAAAGAAAGAGCAGATGAAGGTATTAAAGCAATGCGTTCTATGCTCATTAATAGATACCATTATATGAGATCTTACATGATACCTGCAAGTACAGGTGGACGTAGATTAGGATCAGCAAGAGCTACAGCAGGATCTAGCTTGGATGCACTATAATGCCTGACGCTTGGGAGACTTTTAGAATAGAGTTTAAAGGTGGGCTTATAACTAATCTTAGCCCACTGCAACAGGCTATTAATGCTCCCGGTTCTGCACGTATACTACGTAACTATGAACCATCTATTGATGGAGGTTACAAACGTGTACAGGGATATGAAAAGTTTGACAGTAACATTATAGCTCCATATGGTAATCCAGTTGTAAATGGTGCATCTCAATCAGGCACATCATTAGCATTAAGAGCTATACACACTACACCTGCTGTTGGTGACACACTTACAATAGATGGTGTATCTGGTACATATACAGTAGCTTCAGGTGGTGTTAGTTACAATGCTGCTAGAGATGAAGTTACACTAACACTTACTAGTTCTTTAGATTCAAGCCCTGCTAATGGTGCAGTGGTTACGTTTGTTACAGTTACTACAGCTAACTATGCAAATGGCATGACATACTTTAATGCTAAAGCTATAGTTGCTATGAATGCTGACTTAGTAGAAACATCAGGTAGTGGTTACACTAAAATAAATAAACCTAACTATGGCACACCATTAATAGATGGTGGTAGTCAAACAGGAACAACACTAGTCGCAGATGGCTTTGACACATTTCCACAAGCAGGTGATGTATTTACAATATCTAATGCTGATGGTAGTAACTTAGCTGCAATAGATAACGTGTATAGAGTTGAAACAACTGTCTCATCATATTCTGATTCGGCTAGTAAAGAAGTAAATATAACTATTCATCCTGAACTAGCAAGTAGTCCAGCAGACAATGCAGTTATAACTTTTATTTCTAGTGATAGAGAGGGTGCAGTCAACACACGCTTTGATGAAGTAGACTTTACAGGAACTACAACACTTGTAATAGTAGACGGAGCAAATGCACCTGCATTATACAATGGCACTACATTTACTGTATTAGACAGTGCACCATCAGATGTAATAGGTGCAAAGGTTGTCGCTACACACAAAAACCACATATTCTACGGTAAAGGTAGAGTGTTAAGTTTTGGTGCACCACTTACAACTTCAGACTTTGAAAGTGGTAATGGTGCTGGTAGTGTTGGACTAGATGCTGATATTGTTGCAATAAAAAGTTTTAGAGATCAGCTTATAGTATTTACTACCTCATCTATATTTAGATTAAACGGTGATGCATTAGCAACATTTAACTTACAACCTATAACACGTGATATAGGATGCACACAGACTGACAGTGTACAGGAGATAGGTGGTGATGTTGTCTTTATGGCTCCTGATGGTCTAAGACTTCTTAGTGCAACAGAACGTATTGGTGATTTTGGTTTAGCACCTATAACTAAAAAGATACAGGGTACATTTAATGAGTTTGTAAAACTACACACAGACTTTTTTAGTTTGGTTATACGTAATAAATCACAGTATAGGTTGTTTGGTTGGAATGTAAACTTTACTAGACCTAACGCACAAGGAATATTATTTACACAGTTTGCATCACCGGGTGAGGAATCTGTGATTGACTTTGCTGAGACTAGAGGCATACAGGTAACAGCATGTGCTAGTGTTTACTCAGGCACTACAGAGTTTGTTATCTTTTCTGGTAAGGAAGGTTTCTTACATAGAATGGAGAATGACACATCTAGCTTTGATGGTAATAATATAGCTACTACATTTGCTACACCGTTCTATCCAATTAATGATCCAAGACTTAGAAAGACAATCTATAAAGCACAGTTTTATTTAGACCCTGAAGGTAGAGTTAACTTTGATCTAAACTTAAAGTTTGACTTTGATGAAAGTGGATCTGTAATCATGCCAGCAGTTACATTTACAAATGCTGGTAGTGGATCTGCACAGTTCTTTGGTACAGGTGTATTTGGCACAGCTACCTACGGAGCTAAACTACAAAAAGTATTTTCTGCACAGACAATAGGATCAGGAAATACAGTATCTGCACAGTTTGAAGCAGACAATAACACAGATGTTCCATATGCGCTTGACGCATTGACATTGGAATATGCTACACACGCAAGAAGGTAACATAACATGGGAACAGGATATACACGTAACGATACTGCTAATAATATAGCTGATGGTAACATTATTAATGCATCTGACTTTGATGGAGAGTTTGATGCCATTGTAACTGCCTTTAGTACATCAGGGCATACACATGATGGTACAGCAGCAGAGGGTGGTGCTATAACTAAACTAGGACCAGCACAACAGCTTACTATAGCAGCAACTAATATTACACCATCTACCGATGATGCATTTGATATAGGCTCTAGTGGATCAGAGTTTAAAGATCTGTATTTAGATGGTGTGGCCTACTTAGATGCTATTAGTTTAAACGGTACAACTATCACAACTACAGGTGCTGAACTTAATATTATGGATGGTGACACCTCTGCTTCTACAGGTGTAACAATCGCTACATCAGATAAGTTTATTATCAATGATGGTGGCACAATGAAGCAAATTACTTTTGCTGACTTAGAAACATGGGCAGAAACCAATCTAGATACTACATCAAATATTACAACAGTGGGTGCATTAGATTCTGGTAGCATAACTTCTGGCTTTGGTAACATTGACAATGGCTCATCTAATATAACATCAGGTGGTTTGGTAAAGATAGATGTAGATGCTGATGCAGATGATCTCACAGGTGACAGTGCTACAGGTAGACTTACAATAGGTGCAGGTGAAGATCTTAACTTATATCATGGTGGTACAAACTCATACATAGTGAACGATACAGGTGATCTAATAATAGATACAGCAGGTGATGTTGTTCTTGATGCAAATGGTGCAGATGTATTACTAAAAGATGATGGCACACAGTATGGTGCATTGACTAACAGTTCTGGTAACTTAATTATTAAATCAGGTACAACAACAGCGTTGACATTTTCTGGTGCAGATGTTACAATTGCAGGTGACTTAACTATATCAGGTGATGACCTGACTATGGGTACTAACACAGATAGTATGTTACTAATAGCAGATGGCACAAACTTTAATCCAACTGCTGTAGGTGATCTAAGTGAAATATCTACTGTAGCTAATGATGATGTATTTTTAGCCATAGATACTTCTGGTGGTGGACTAAAGAAGATTACCAGAAGCACAGTAGTAGCTGGTTTAGCTGTATCAGGTGCAGGTTTATCTAACATAGTAGAGGACACCACTCCTCAGTTAGGTGGCAACTTAGATACAAACAGCCACAACATACTAATTGATGATGCACATTTTATTGGTGATGAAAATGGTAATGAACAGATTATATTTCAGACAACCTCTTCAGCAGTCAATCAGTTTGATATTACCAATGCTGCTACAGGTAACTCACCTGAAATATCTGCAACAGGTGATGACACAAACATCAGTCTTAAAATAACACCTAAAGGCACAGGTCAGGTTATAATAGATGGTAATGTAGGTATAGAGTCTGGAGTAATAGATTTAAAGAATGGTGGATCTGTATCTGCCGTTAGATTTTACTGTGAAAGTGCAAATGCTCACTATGCAGAAATTACTGCTCCTGCTCATAGTGCATTTGGGGGAAATGTCACACTTGTACTACCAACAACAAGTTCTAACTTAGTTGGTGACACAGCAACACAAACACTGACTAATAAGACACTTACAAGTCCAGTGTTAAACACAGGTGTTAGTGGTACTGCTGTAGCTGATGAAGATGATATGTCATCTAACTCTGCAACTAAACTAGCTACACAGCAATCTATTAAAGCATACGTAGATTCACAAGCAGCTAACATGCAGTTTGTTTTAGAAGATGGTGATGGCACAGAAGTACAGATAACAAAAGATAGTGAAGTTAAGTTTGTTGAAGGTGGTGGTATTGACATTAACTGGACAGACACTTCAGATGGATCAGACGGTGATCCGTATGACTTAACCTTTACTATTAATGCGGCACAGACAGGTATTACATCGTTACTTGCAACAGACATAAAGATAGGTGAGGATGATGAGACTAAGATAGACTTTGAAACTGCTGATACAATTAACTTTTATGCAGGTAATGAGAAGCAACTAATACTAACAGATGGTGCACTAACACCGGGTACTAATGCAATACTAGACTTAGGAACAGACGCACTAGAGTTTAAAGATGCATTCTTTGATGGAACAGTAGAAGCTGACGCAATAACTATAGGGGGAACTAATGTAACATCTATCTTTAGTCCTATAGCAGGTGGCACAGGTATTGTTACAACAGGTGCTCTAGATGCAGGTAGCATAACTTCTAACTTTGGTGCAATAGATAATGGCACGTCTGGTATTAGAACAAACACAATGACGGTAGAAACATCACTACTGCCTGATGCATCTGGTGGTGCAGATATAGGATCTGCAAGTGCAGAGTTTGGTGATGTATACATTGCTGATGATAAACAGATTAAGTTTGGTAGTGATCAAGATGTTACAATGGAGTATGACGAAGATGGTACAGATACTTTGTTAATTAGTGGTGACGTAACAATTGCAGACGGCAGTAATGACTTTGATATTGCGTCACATGACGGTACTAACGGACTTAAACTAGGTGGTACTCTGGTTACAGCAACTGCTGCTAATCTGAATAGTGCAGCGTCAACAGGCAAGGCCATTGCGATGGCTATGGTATTTGGT